AGTACAGAATCAGAACGCGGGCGGACGGTGCGACGGCTTATACGGTCGTCAAGCCGAACGGGTTTGATCTGTCAGGGACTGAAATGCGATATGAGTGAACGCACGACGACATTTCTGACGGGAGATAAAGCTTTAGATAAAGCATTGCAGGAATTAGGCGGTAAAGCGTCAGTGAAGGCCGTTGCCGCTGGTGTTCGAGCGGGGCTTGCTGAAATGCGGAAGGCGATGCGAGCGGCAACGCCGAATTCATCAGCAAGGAAAACAATCGCGGCACGATTCAAGCGGCGTAAGAAATTCGGAACAACTGAGGCGAAAGTCGGGGCTGGGGTTGGGAAACATAAAGGCGGGAAAGGCGGCACCAATGGCGGCGTCGGAATCAGTAAGCAGAACGCTCACTGGTATTTCATGGGTACGAAATCGCGAGTGACGAACAAGAACGGGGCAGATCGCGGGGCTATGCCCGCAGCGGATGCAATTAGGATCGGGGCGGGCGTATCGGGTGCGTCGGCACTTCTGAAACTACAAAACAAAACACGGCAGGTTCTCGAAAAAGAAGCTGCCAAACTCGGGCGACGATAACCACAAAAGGAGAAACCATGCCGACAATATCAAAGGGCAGCGTACTGAAAATCGACGTTGCAACCGTCCTCACTGCGGTATCTGAGGTACTCAGCATCGATCACGACGGAGCGGAATCCGAGACGTTCAAATACTCGACGCTGGATCAGTCAGGGGCTGGTCACCTGTATCTTGGAAATGGATACAGTGAGCCGGGCAACGTGAACACTGAATTGTTCTGGCTGCCAGCGAACGCCGGACATCAGCAAGTGACCGACAGTCTTACCACACCAGCGACAACGGCAGCGAATCAACTCGACGGCGAAATCACATTCGCTGATTCAGCGTCAACAACGATGCCGTTCAAGATTGCGGGGTTCAGCTTCGGCGTTTCAATCGCGATGGATGACGGCGTAAAGTCATCGGTCGGAATGAAGCTGACCGGACTGCCGACCTACGCGACGTAAGGCAAGCCATGAAGTCTGAACTCAGCCGAACAATGAAGGCGACCAGCCGCACAGATCCAGAACAAGTGCAGGTTTCCGCATGTGGTCGCTATCGGATCGTCAAAGAGGGAACGGTCATTGATCATCCCGATGCGTACCGTTTGTGCATGATGGGCGTGGCGAAACCGGCGGACGATGAATGCCTGGAACGGCTGGCGGATGAAGGTTGGGGACCGGATGTCTTCGCCGACAAATGGCAGGCGGCATCATTGCAGATGAAGGAATGGGAACAGGGCATCAAAGCCGCGAACACATCCACGCCTGCTCCGATTGAGGGACAGGAACAACCACAACCACCAACCACGGAAGCACCTGCCGATGACTCGGGAGATCCTGACAGCGGAAGCGTTCTTTTCGATAGCGAAACGCCCGAAGACTGACGTGCCTTTCCCTGAATCCGGCAACGGTGCCGTGATTCCGGTTTGGGGCATGACGCCAACGGAGCGAACGCGATTTGAAACGCAATTCCAGAAGGAAGCAAAGGGCACGAATCGTGACGAGCTTCTGCTGGAATTCAGGGAACGCCTGGTTGCGGAATGCTGCCGGAACGATGACGGGTCACGGATCTTCACAGGTGAACAGGTCGCACAACTGGGGGCATCACACGGCGGACTCGTGGAGCGGTTATTCAACACGGCCAGCAAGTCGTCAGGGATCACAGATTCGGACGCTGAGGAAGCGGTAAAAAACTCAGAAGAGACAGCAGCCGGCAGTTGATGCTGATGCTGTCTCTGGGGACTCCATACGTTATCAATCCGTCTGATATGGTTGACGCGATGGGGCATGAACAGTGGGCGGAATGGCAGGCGTTCGATCAGATATACCCGGTGGCACACACACAACGAATGATCGGATTGATCGCTCAAATGCTCGCGACTCACAAAGACTCTGACATCTCTGACGTGACGATGCCGTGGAACCGGCAGACCGTCCCGGAGACTGCCGCAGATCGCGACGCATCAACCGCTGCCGCTATGTCCGCCGCACCATCTGCACTGTCGCAGGGCGTGACGACAAGCACTGCCGAGGAGTACATTCTCTGATGGCATCTATCGGTGATCTGGTTGTCAATCTGAGCGCGAAGACTGACAAGTTTCGCAAGGGCATGGCTGGCGCACAGCAGACGCTGAAACGCTTTGCGAAAGTATCGCTCGCTATTGGAGCTGTTGGTTCAATTGGACTGATAAAGCTGGCCGCTGACGCTGAGCAACTGGAAGTTAAATTCCGCGTACTGCTAAAGAGCGGCGACGCGGCGAAGCAAATGATGTTGGAAATAGGAGCGTTCGCCGCGTCGACACCGTTCCAGAAAATGGACATAGCAGAGGCAGGGCAAAAGCTACTGGCGTTCAATGTTCCCGCAAACAAAGTCATGGGGACACTGAAAAACATCGGGGACATTTCCGCACTGACTGGTAACCGAATAGGGGAATTGGCCGAACTTTACGGCAAAGCAAACGTCCAGGGCCGTCTATTCGCCGAAGACATAAACCAGTTGACAGGTCGCGGCATTCCAATCATTCAGGAGCTTGCAAAGCAGTTTGGCGTTGCTGAATCGGGCGTGCGGGGACTCGTTGAAGCTGGACAGGTTAGTGCCAGGAATATCGAAATAGCGTTCGCGGATATGACGGCAGCGGGCGGACAGTTTGCTGACGGCATGGCTCAGTTGAGTGCCACCACAGCGGGGCGATTTTCGACACTGAAGGACAATATCACGGAACTCGGGGCCACGATGGGTAAAATGCTCCTGCCAGTCGCCAATAAAATACTAAGTACAATCACAGCGTTGGTTCAAATAACAAAGCCGTGGGGCGAGACGATAATGATAGTTGGCAGTGCCGTGCTCGCGGCCAGCGGTGCGATATGGATTATAGTTACCGCAATGGGAGCGTATGCGAAGGCGTTGGTCTTCGTTAAGGCATTAGGCGGACCTAAAGCGTGGGCAATGCTTGCTGCATCGTTAGCAGTCGCTACGGGTGCGATGGTCCTGACAGCAAAGGCAATGGAGGGTGTTCGAGAGGAATCCGCAGCGTCGGCACCTGCTGCCGCTAAGGCTGCGAGTGAAATCGCCGCAATTGGGGCGGCATCAAAAAAAACCGCAACAGCAATCACGGAAGTCACTGAAGCACAAAAGGTCTTTGCGAAGTTAATGCAGGAACTTGAAACGCCAATAGAACGAGTCGAGTCGAAGATCATTGAGTTCACAAACGCACTGATAGCGACGAAAACGGGAATCGTATGGGACCGCCACCCGTTAGTTGAGGCGATGCGAGAGAAGGAAACCGGATTCACGACGATGCTGTCGAATCTTCAGGACGAACTGAAGATACTGCGAGGCGAAGCGACCAAGACAGGAATTAAATTGGCACAGATGACGGAGATGGGCGTCGATCCTGCACAGGTTGAAAAGCTCCGAAAGCTATTCGCGGAACGCGACGCGATTCTGGCGAAAAACCGGGCCGCTGAGGAATGGCGGAATAGTATAGGCAAGGGTGCGGGAGTGATCGCAGGAGACACGGCAGTGTCAACGCAGGCCCGAAAAGATGGACTGACCCCGTCGCACCAGAGAGGGACTACGGAAGCACTGACCGCAATTATGCGGAGCGCGAGACCGGGTGGAAAAACCGCCGAGGTTGCAGTCATGGAGAAGGTGGAGAAAGCTACGAATCACCAATCTGAGATATTACAAAAGGGCTTCGATAAAATAACGGCGGAGAAGGAAAACATGGCAGTGCAGGGGGCGATTTCATGACCGTCACCTATCAGGGAATCAAGGCCGAAGGGCGGACCGCGTCAAACGACAAAGGCGTCCGCACGTACAGCCAGACGTACATTCTGACATCCGATGCGAAAACGGATACAGCGTCAGACGTGGGCAATAATTCGCAACTGCCGTCGGTTGGATCGGTGCACGCGACGGACGCGATGGCGTATTGCAGGAGCCTGTCTGTTAATTGCGTCAGCGGATATACCGGGTGGGAAGTTACTGCCCAATGGAGTACGGAAAACAGCATCGAAGGCGAGACCGGACTTAACGAAGATCCAGAGCAGGATCGGCATGTGATAACGTGGAACGGTTCGACACAGAACGTCAGTATCTATAAAGACCGCGACGGAAAAGGAATCTTGAATTCCGCCGGCGATCCGTTACTGGATGTGATGGACACGAATCTGCTGGGCGTGACGGTTGCCAGCAACGTGACCGCCGTTCCGTCCTTCATCTTGAGTTACCGGGATTCAATAAATTCAGCGGCAATAAATGTCGGCGGACTCGCTATTGCCACGGGCGTGGCTCGCATCGTATTCCCCGGCGGCTTCATTTCACCGGCGAAGACTCGCGGCGATTACACATACTACACGTTTTCTTACGAACTGATTTTCGACGAGCAGGAAAACCACGAAGGCAAGCTGTTGGATCAGGGATATAACGAGCGGTTCACGAACATTAACACGACGAACGGATTGCGTCCGATGACCACAGAAGAAGGCACCGTTGTCACGGAGCCGGCAATGCTGGACGGTAGCGGGGCACGTCTCACAAACCCCACGGCGGCAACGGCGTCATATATCACCGTCAATAAATACTTTCA